GATTTTGTGTACGACACGACCCAGAAGGAGGACAATCCTGACATGTGGAAGAACCTGACGAGCCGCGGTGGGGGTGGGCGGGGCACTCGAGACATTTATCATTTCACTAGAAAATTGGCGCTCGACCTGGGCGCAACTAAAGAAATCTCCGCTTATTTCAGTAGTGCATGCCCTTTGTATACTCTATAAAGTGTAAGCTCGAGCGAGAAATTCCAGAGAATTTCGGTCGGAGCGGAGCTCATCCGTACAAGGAATATATAGGGCAGACGGTCCAGGATGATTTTCAAATCCGCCTGAACGGCCACATCTCCGACGTGAACAACGGCCGGAAAAGGCACCTGTATAACGCCATTCGTCTACATGGATGGGATCAATTTCAGATTGAAATTCTTCACAGTTTCCCCAAGGAAGGGAACTGGGAAGAGCGCCTGGACAAACTCGAGATTCAGGAGATTGCTCAGCGTGGAACCTTGGCCCCAGGCGGCTACAACAACGAGACGGGCGGGAACAAGAACAAGGTTCTTCACGAAGACACCAAGGCGCTTATGAGCTCAGTGCGCTCAGGCGAACTTCACTCCATGTTTGGGAAGCATCATGATGACGAGGCCAAGGAACTTTTGAAAGAGGCGAACCGCAAGCCTGTTCAGCAATGGTCCAAGGATGGGACCCAACTTCTCAGGACGTTCGAGTCGGTCGAGGAGGCGGCAATGGAGTCTGGAGCGTGTAGTGAACATATAGGTAAAGTATGTAAAGGGGCGCGTAAGACGGCGGGGGGGTTTCACTGGAAGTTTGTGAACCCAGAAGATGTTCGGATGAACGAACCTTTGAAGTTTACGAAAATTCAGCAGTGGTCGTTCGACGGCAAGACCCTTATCGCCGAGTATGATACCATACGGGAAGCCACTAGTGCTACAAATAGTGGTTCACGAACTATAAGTAAGTGTTGTAAAGGAAAGGCGCGGTCAGCAGGAGGGTTTAAATGGAAATCCGTCTGAATTTTTTTCTTGGGGACTAGTACAAAGCGATCATGGCGGGTGGACTTATGCAGCTGGTTGCTTATGGCGCTCAGGACGTTTATCTGACCGGTCAGCCCAAGGTGACCTTCTTCCAGGCGGTGTACAAGCGCCACACCAACTTTGCGATGGAGAACATCCAGCAGACTGTGAACGGTACCCCCTCCAACAGCGGCCGTGTGTCCGTGACCATTGCCCGCAACGGCGATCTGGTCGGCAACATGTACGTGGCTCTGCAGCCCACTGCCACCGCCGCCGCGAACCTGACGTCCACCAACGCGGTGATCGATCTGTGCTGGGTTGCTGAGCGCGCCATCGCCGCCGTCGAGCTGACGATCGGTGGTCAGCGCATCGACAAGCACTACCAGACCTGGTTCCGTCTGTACGCCGAGGTGTTCCTCAACGAGGCGGACAAGATCAACTACGGCAAGCTGACCAGCTCCACGATCAACGACGCCACCAACAAGAACTACGTGTACCTGCCTCTGCTGTTCTTCTTCAACCGCAACCCCGGCCTGTACCTGCCTCTGATTGCCCTGCAGTACCACGAGGTGCGCCTGGACTTTGACCTGACGAGCACCTTCACCAGCTACTTCGGTGCCTCTTCCCAGGTGTTCGAGGTGTGGGCCAACTACGTGTACCTGGACACTGAGGAGCGTCGCCGCTTCGCCCAGAAGGGCCACGAGTACCTGATCGAGCAGGTGCAGCACACCGGCGGTGACTCCATCACGGCCACTTCCCAGACGGTGCGCCTGTCCTTCAACCACCCCGTGAAGGAGCTCGTGTGGTGCTTCCAGAACACCACCTCCACTGCCACCAACAGCATGTGGAACTTCTCCACCTCGTGCGCCAACGTGCACGTGACCGTCAACGCCACCCCCGCCATCATCGGCGGTGGCAACCTGCCCCACACCATCGGCGCTCCCCGTATGTTCTCCAACACCTCGGGCGTTTCCAACATCTTCTGGATTGAGGAGGGCTCTCCCATTACGGGAGCCGCTGGCCAGGAGGTTGGCCCCATGAAGGACTTCAAGCTGGTGCTGAACGGCCAGGATCGCTTCAAGGAGCAGCTGGGCAAGTACTTCAACCAGTACCAGCCATACGTCTACCACTCGGGCACCCCCTACCCCGGTGTGTACGTGTACTCCTTCGCCCTGCAGCCCGAGGAGCACCAGCCCACCGGCACCTGCAACTTCTCTCGCATTGACAACGCTCAGGTGTCCCTCAACATGAAGGCCCTGACCACGCCTCTGCAGAAGATGTTCGCGGTGAACTACAACATCCTGCGCATTCAATCCGGGATGGGTGGCCTTGCGTTTAGCAATTAAATGGGAGGACTGGCATTTGTTATATTTTCACATGGGTGGTTCGCCACTCGCCAAAAATACCGGGCTTCGGCCCCAAGAACGTTCAAGGTTCTTGGAGTCGAAACGAATTTTAAAATTAAATCACCTGCCACGTTCCCTTCGGAGCCGAAAACTCTTCCTCTATGATTCCGGTGTCGAATTCCG